GCTTTGTATCCAATAAATCCAACAAGTGCTAGACCGATCAATACAAGTAAGATTTTAATGAGTTTAATCATTTACTTCTCCTTTTTATGATAGTTAATTACTTATCTACGCATTTTCGAAATATCTATAGCCTGTTTATCACTAAAAATCGGCACAGCATTGCTCTTATGCATAGTGGCGATACCCTTAACCTTAGTGCCTGTGTAGACTTTAGGTTGTGCTAGGGTAGCTACTCCGCTGTCTTGACCTAGGCTCTTAATATGAGCAGTACTGCGACCAGCGGGAACTGATAGTGTGTAAGAAAGGGGTTCTGCCTCCATGGCACGTCGACGTTTACGCTCATCAGCTTCAACGCCCCAACGCTTTTGTAGTTCACGCCATTCTTTGTCCAATTGTTCACTCTTTCGTTTAGCATCTGCGGATGCAAACTTTTGTTTGCCTTTTCGTTTGCCAGTAGTAGATAACCACGGACCTTCTAAATGCATTGACAATTCAAACTCCTAAAAGTTAAACACAGCTTGTATTATAACTTCTTTTTAGGAATTTACCTAGTCTTTTGAAAAGGTTGTAGCAACCAAACTTAGCATTTCTTCCCAGTCCAACCCGCCAAGTTTGTCTCCCAATTCCATAACGTGATCTTCACAGTTGTAGTAGTCTTCAATGCCCAAAAGTTCATAGATCTCGTGGCGACTTACATCCTCGCCGCGCATATGGCACACCCAAATTACAGTAACAAACGCCAAACTGAAAACTTTTTCTTGATCCCAGTATCCGTTGTTTTCACACCATTCGACTGTGCGATTCAAATAATAATCTATATCTTCCAAACGATTTTCTAGCTGTGCTATCCAATATTGTGTATCTTCTCTTGCCCAATACTTTGTCATACTCTAAAACTTTCCCCACATCCACATTTATCACGTTCATTAGGATTGCGAAATTCAAATCCCTCATTGAGCCCGTTACGGGTCCAATCAACAATAAGTCCATTTAAATATGGGAGTGATTTGGCATCAACTAGTACTACAAAGTCTAGTTGAGCATAGTTAGTAACTCCTTCTTCAGGAGTGTAACTATCAACGTATTCTAACGTATAAGCTAGACCACTACAGCCTGTGGTTTTAACTCCTAACCGTATTCCTACACCACGTCCACGTTGAGTTAATAAACGTTTGATCTTTTTACTTGCTGTGTCGGTTACGGTAATCATTTACGGCTGCTTTGATGGCATCTTCAGCCAATATGCTACAATGTATTTTAACTGGGGGTAAGGCTAATTCTTCGGCGATTTCGGAGTTTTTAATTGATCCTGCTTCGTCGAGAGTTTTTCCTTTGACCCATTCTGTAATGAGGCTCGAGCTTGCGATAGCCGATCCGCAGCCATACGTTTTAAAACGTGCATCTGTAATAATACCTGTATCATGGTCAACCTTTATTTGTAGTTTCATTACATCGCCGCAAGCAGGTGCGCCAACCATACCAGTACCAATATCAGTATCAGTCTTGTCAAAAGATCCGACATTCCTGGGATTTTCATAGTGGTCGACTACTTTGTCTGAGTAGGCCATTATTTCTTTTTCTTAAGAACTCTGCGAGCAGTAGCTTTTACTGAACGCGGATGGTGTGCTTTAAATTTTGCCATGATATGTTCCTTATTGTGTGCAAGTTCTTTCTCGATAGATCTGTCCATCGGATTTTTGAATTTCCGTCCACTCAGTGCAAACTGTTTGACGTTGAATGATCACTGACTGAGGTTGCTGTACAATCACAGGGGGTTGGGGTTGCTGATTCTCTTTGGCAATAGCAGCACCGACTACACCGCCAATGACTAACGGTGCTATCCAGTAACCAAACCCTGGTCCTGCATGACGATAGCCATGATGTCTCCAGTGATGATTATGTTGAGCAAACGCTGTAGCACTAACAGTTAGTAAAAGAACAGTTAAAAGTTTTTTCATATTATACCCCTTGTAAGTATATAACGTATTTACCTGGGGTTTTGTTGACAGGTTACTTACCTGCAGATTCTTTTCGAGCGTTCTTAACGGCGGTTACATCGTTACGAACTTCTTTGCAAAGTTTGGCGAGTTCTTGTAAATGTTTGCGTACACGAGTACCTGCGGCACCTACTTCTTTGTCGTAGAATTTTTCGAAGTCTCCTTCCATTGATTCTACTAATTTTGCGAAATCTTGAAATCTATTTGCTGACATTTAAGTCTCCTTTAATTTGTTGTACTAATAATTTAGCAGTTGCGGGGGACAGGGTCCAGCCTAAATGGCCGTGTCCTGTGTGATAATATACGTTTTTGGTGGTTTTGCTAGGACCTACAATGGGCATCATATTTGGTGTCATAGGTCTTAGACATGCCCATGAGCTGTAATCATTGATTCTTATCTTTGGAAAATTTTCGTGTACCCACCAAAGTAATGGTTGGATTCTATCTCTGCGTATGTCATAGTTCTCTCCGGCAAGTTCGGCAGTACCAGCGACACGAAATCTATTACCCAGTGTACTGGTAACAATCTTTGCTTGATCGTCTAATAAACTTACTCTAGGTAGATATCGTAGATCTTCGTCTTTGACATTGATGGTAATACTGTAACCTTTAATTGGATAGATAGGCAAACTATCGCCAATACTTGCTGCCAATTTAACACTACCTACTCCGGCGGCAACAACAACATAATCATATGCTCTTGTAAGGTCATTAATATTAGTCTCAGTCTCATATATAAATCTTACACAATATTTTTTCTCTAAAACATTAGCAAGTTGGTTACAAAATTTATGTATATCGCCAGTCCAATCACTAGGGGTCCATACCCCTCCAACAATACTTTTTAAATCAAATAATGAGGTATCTAAACTTTTAGTTTGTAGTGGTTCTAAAATATCCCACTCTACTCCATTGCTATTATAAAGATCTTTAGTGTTAACAGCATTTTGAAAATATTCAGAGTCTTTGTAGAAATGTAAAATACCTGCGGCACTTTGATCAAACTCTAGGTTTTCATCTAAAATAATTTGTTTATACAAATTTCTAGATTCTAAACCTAAACGAATAGTCTCTTCGGTGTTCTTTTTATAACAACCTGTAGCAGTGTAATATAAGAATTTGGCCAGCCATTTCCACTGTGCTAGATCTAACCTAGGACGGATCAATAATGGAGCATCTTTTTTAAACATCCATTTAATGCCTTTCTTAACATTGCTCCACGTTGTCCATACTTCACTGTTGCTAACAGATACTTGCCCTCCATTAGCATAACTAGTTCTCATAGCAGGATAGCGTTCTTGTTCAAAGACTGTTACTTGATATCCTTCTTTAGCCAAATAATAGGCCACAGTGATGCCTGCAATCCCAGATCCAACTACTGCTATTTTCATACTAGTTTAAGTTCCTCTTCTAACCAAACTTTGCAGTTTGGCCAATTACGATAAATGTGTGCCTTGCCGCCAGCACGGGTCCATTCTTCACAGTTGCTAGTGCGGTCGTCAATTAGAATATCTTCTGGGCTAGAGCAATGACGGTATTTGTCGTAACTAAATGGTCCAAAGAATACAGGGATACCTGGGAAGTGTTCATTAGCCCACCATACTTTATCTTGTGCCGCCCAGGGCATAGAATAATCATGTGGTAGTGCTGTTAAAAAGTATACACCACATCCTGTTTTGGCGTGATGTGTTCTGCACCAGTTTACCAAATCATGTGCGCCTTCTTTCAAAGGTAATGTTCGATAAAATCGTTTATTGTCTTTAAGTCTAACCCAATCTTGATCTGGAATACGTTGTCCATATTCCCAATTGCGTTTAACAATACTGCGAGCATGTTGCATCCAATCGGCTACAACATCGTCCATGTCTAGATAAATGTTCATTGATTACGAATTAGCAAAGACATTTGGAGAACCTGCCGCAACACTGGTACAACCTGTGATGGCATCTCCTACTCTACCACATCCTAAGTTGTTTACAAAAACAGTAGGAGATCCTGTAGTAATTGGTGCGGCATGTGTTGGACAAGATCTTCCTCCAGGAAGTAAATGACCAGTATTCACATCAGTCTGTCGGCTAACAGCAATGTTGTTAGCGAATACGTTGCCAGAGCCAACCGCTCTAGTCATTCCGCTACAATGTGCTACATCTGCATCACCTATTCTTGTTACTGCGGGCATATTCTTTCCTCATTAATTCTTGTAATCGATCATTCCATTTTGCTAATTCATCATGCTCTTTGTCTGAATGTGGCCCATCTGGAATTTCCGGAATGAACTCAATTACATGATCGAAGTCGTCTGGTATATCTTCGTATTGTGTGTAAGTTTCTAAAACACCATTACGTTTTATTACAAACTTGTGCATGATATTAGGCTAGAGCAATTCCAGTAGTTGATTCAAGGAACTGTTTGGCAAATGCTTCATCAGTTGCTTCTGCTACTGTTACCGTTGTTTTTAATAACCGAACGTCTGTGTTAGGACTAACTGTAAACAAGTATGGCATTAGTCCTGGACCTTTTTGTCCCATCCCGATGACCATTGGCTTACTGAGTTTATAGTAAGAATCTGTCTCTTCTGCTAGTTTTGCTACAATCTCTTCACCACTTGTAAGTTTAAGAGTAATTACTTCGCCTGCTGATACGCCTTTTGAAATGAACATGTTATACCTTTTCTAAATGTTGTTTAAGTTCTGTAAATCCACCAATCAGTTGTTCGCCGATAAAAATCTGCGGAACTGTTCGTGCTGTTGGAACAGCTTCCAATAGTTCTTCTTTAGTGTAGCCGTCTCCGATTTTCTTCTCTTCAAACGGAATACCACGTTGTGTTAATAATGCCTTTGCTTGATCGCAATAGGGGCAGTGGTACTTAGACCATACTGTTGCTTTCATTTTTCTTTCCTTATAATGCTGGTAGTGCGTCGTAGTCGATACCTTCACCCATAACTCCAATTACATAGTTAGTACTTTCTGATTCTTGTAATGCAGTTTGTTTTTTACTTGTATCACTGTGTTTATTAAACCATGGGATAGGAGTCGATCTTGGTGCAGGATTGTTATATTTGATACCAATTTGTTTAAGTGCATCAACTGCGGTATAGTCTACAAAGTCACGTAGAATATTAGCGTTCAATCCGATAACTGGCCCTAACTTAAACAAATAGGTCGCCCACTCTTTTTCTTCACGTATAACGTCCATGTAAAGTTGATAGACTTCAGCTTGACATTCATCTCTAGCTTCTGCAAAGCGTGGATCTTCTTTAACCACTTGATTGATCAGATAAGCAGTCCAACCTTTGTGCAGTAGTTCGTCTTGCAAGATTAGGCTGATAATGTTGCCATTGCCAATAAAGATTTTGTTTTCAACCATAGCCAAACTTGTAGCAAAGCTAACCATGAAGCGGAACGCTTCTAGCGCATAGCTAGCATGTAGTGCCATATAGATTGCTTTGATATGTTCTTTCTCATTAACTGATCCATCCATTTCTTTCATGCAGTTAATTCTATGCAAACGATCATAGTAATCACCTACACTTGATGCCATCTCAACAATCTCTTTAGTGTCATGGATAGTATTGAATACATCCTTAGGCACATTGTAAATGTTACGAATGATATGACTGTAACTACGACTGTGAATGTTAGTTTCAAAGAATGTCCAGTTGTAGATCAATGCTTCTAGTTCCGGTAATGAACATACAGGAGTAAACACTTGGCTTGGAGCTCGACCTTGTAAACTATCTAGTGCAGTTTGGCGCAGTAAATTGCTGGTAAAGATATGTTTCACCGCATCACTTGCATCTTTAAAGTCGTTGGCATCTTTGCTTAGACTAATTTCCTCAGGCACCCAAAAGAATCCTCGTGCAGTTGTTTCAAAGTCTGCAATCTTCTTATACTTGACTTCTTCAAAACGTTGTATAGTTACAGGTCCGGATGGATCTAAAAACATCTTACGATTAAGATAGTCTGTCTTTGTGGTTAGGTTGTATTGTTGTTTGCTCATAGTTTGCATGCCTCGCAGTCTTCGTCTTCGATTAATTCTCTTTCGTTATGAAATCCATTGTAGTGTACTTCAGGTGTTAATTCTGCTTGTTGTTTGCTGCCAGCTTTGTTAATCAAACTATAGTAGAAGGTTTTCAATCCCCACATGTGTGCCTGCATTAAATTCTTGGCAATCAATGTAGTTGGCACTTTACGATCTGCAAAGTGTGCTGGATTGTAGAACGTGTTAGTTGAAATACTTTGATCAACATAGGCTGCTAATACTGCCGCAGTTTTAATGTAACCGCTGCAATCTTTCTGTTCCCACATGAGTTGATACTTGTTCTTCAACTTATGATACTCAGGAACAACCTGTGTAAATGATCCAGCTTTGCTTTCTTTAGTACTAATCAAACTCATAGGTAGCTCAATTCCATTAGTGCTGTTTATAACAACACTACTGCTTTCGACTGGTGCAATAGCCATTAATGTAGCATTGCGAACACCGTACTGTTTCATGTTAGTACGAAGTGTTTCCCAATCAAGCTCTGGGGCAAAGTCTGCTAATTCGTTAACACCCTCTGCTCGTAATTCCCAAGGGAATATGCCTTGACCGTATCTTGTTTTTTCACTGTGTGTACACGAACCTCTTTCTTTAGCAAGTTCAACGCTAGCCTCTGTTAAGTAGTAGGCTTGATGTTCCATCCACGTCTTGACTTCAGCCAGGGAGTCTCGTTCTCCGTATTTGAAACTGCGTTTGGCGTGCCAGTAGGCAAGGTTAGTGACTCCGATTCCCAAAGGTTGGATTTCGTCGTTGGATAGTTTAGACTGGATGGAAAGAAAGTCTTGATAGTCAAGAATGTTACACAGGCTACGCTGAAGTATACGACAAGCACGGCGCATGTCTTCTGGGTTACGGAACGCACCCCAATTGATTGAGCCCAATGTGCATAGTGCGATACGACCATCGCTGTCATCCAGACGTTTAAAGGATTTAGTAGGTAAAAGTATTTCACAGCAAAGATTACTCTGGTAAATTGTATGATACTCAGGATCAAATGGTCCTTGTTTCATCACGTTATCAACGAACACTAAGTAGATACGTCCTGTATCTGTGCGTTCTTTAAGAATGCCTGACTTGAATACTTCTTCAGCACTCATTGTTTTTGTACGTAGACCCGGAGTGTTCTCATACTTAACATATAGTTCTTCAAAACGTTTTGTATTTTGATAGAACGCTTCATACAAGTCCGGTACTTCGTTTGGATCAAAGAAGGTTATGTCTTCTTTGTTTTTAAATCGTCTCCAGAAGAAGGCACTAAGCACAACCCCATAATCCATATGACGGACTCGGGTTTCGTCGGTTCCTTGGTTGTTCTTAAGTACAATAAGATCATCAAACTGATGATGCCAAATAGGATAAAAAACAGTAGCACTTGCATT